AGTACAGGTTATCAAATTAGAAATAAACGTACAGGTGAAATAAATGAAGCTGCTACAGAATTATTTCAACAAAAATGGTTTTTTGACTATCTGACTTTATATACAACAGCAATTGTAAGAGGTGCAAAAGTCATCGAGTTTCAAAGTTTTGATGGGCATAAAATTGAATTTAAAGAAATTCCTAAAAGAAATACTGCAACCAATTATAAACGTATTTATCCTGATCTTAATTTTCAAAATTATATTGATTACTCTGATCCTATACATAAAAATTGGATTTTACAACTTGGTGATGATGATTTAGGATTAATAAATAATATTATTCCAAACATTATTTGGAAAAGAAATGTAGCACAATCTTGGGCTGAGTTTTGCGAAAAATTTGGAATGCCATTAGTATCTGCAACAACTAATCGAAGTGATAGCGATCATTTAGACAAAGTTGAGGAACAATTACTGGCATTAGCTGAAGCAAGTGTAGGCGTTTTTCCTGAAGGTACAACTATAAAATTTGATGAAGCCAATAGAACTGATGCTTACAACGTTTATTCAAAATTCATTGAACAAAACAGTAATGAGATTTCGGCTGTGATTGTTGGTTCAAATACTTTAACAGCAAATGCAGCCAATCGTTCACAAACAGAAGTTCACGAAAGAAGTTTAGATTTTAAAATATCACAAGCTGATAGAAGAGATATCTCATTTAATGTAAATGATGAATTAATCCCACTTCTTATTTCTCATGGTTATAATGAATTATCAGAAGATGATGTATTGGAATGGATAGAATCAAAAGAGGAAATTGATCTATTAGAATATTGGAAAATTGTAGAGGGAATTATGACAGATCATGAAGTAGATCCTGAATGGTTATCCACAACATTTAATGTCCCAATTGTCGGTAAAAAAATAACTTCATTCTTTCCAGAACCTGAAAACAATATTACAAGTTTATTGAATCTGTTAGCAAAAGCAGATAGTAATGTAAGAGATAATCTATCAGAAGGAATTTTAAAAACTATTAATCAATTTAAAAATAATGAAAACAACGATCCCGAGCAAAAAAATAAACATACACCTACAGCCAGTTGGAAACGTCCAAACTATTCATAATTGTTGTGAACATCATATACCAGTATCAAATGGAGAGCCTTCATTTTTAGATGCACTGAATGAAGAACTAATGAAACGCACCTATAATGATGAAGATAGTTTAGGTACACAAGGACGTTTAATTGCAAAAGAAGCGTTGCATTTAGTTGATGGTTTAAAACAAGGTTACGGCGTTACTTCAGATTGGAATACACCTGATACTTTAGCTTATCAATTAATGGAATTTAACATATTTGAATTTTGTGAATCAAAAACAGAAGCACGTTTAGCTGCTATGACAGACCTATTAATTGATAAAGAAAAATTACAGATTAGATCATTTGAAGATTTTAAAAAACTAGCTTTAAAAGAAGTCAAAGAATTTAATGAAGAATGGTTATTAACTGAATATAACCTTTCAATATCTGTAGGTCAAAATGCAGCCGCATATAATCGATTTATGACAGAAATAGATGATTTTCCATTTGTACAATATCAAACAGCTGGAGATTCAAGAGTAAGAAATCAACATCAAAAATTGGACGGTCTAATATTCAATTTAAGCGATAAAAATGCAATGAAACTTTTTCCACCAAACGGTTATGGATGTCGTTGTGAAATGATACAAGTATCTCACAAACCTGATCATGTTACATCAGGTAATGAAGCGACCGAATTAATGATGCGTTCTGACGGACGATGGAAAGGTTCTCAATTTGCTATTAATCGTGGAGATTTAAAACAAGTTTTTACCAATGAACAGTTCTATGCAGATATAAAAGGAATGTCAAATAAAATAAATGATATGACCTTTGACAAGTATGATTTAAAACCTTATAACAAGTTTAAACAAGATTTAAAACCTATAAAATTAGATGAAACTATTACAGAAGATAATGTAAAAGAATTATTCAAAGTAACAGGTAAAACAAAAGGTAATAAAAACTTTATGGGATTTGAAGATTATTTTAAACGCAAATTAATTTTACAAGAAGCCACTTTCAAGCAACATACAAAAGGGCATTATATCAAAGCGAATGAAGTTCGTCATCAGTTATTCCCCTATGTAAAAAACATTTTAATAGATCCCGATGAAGTTTGGATAATCGCTGATAGTAAAATGAAAAATCAAACATTAAAATACATAAAATTTTATAAAGATAAGGCTGTTGTTGTTTTATGTGAAATGAACAACACAAGTTTAGAAATGAAAACATGGTTTGAAATGAAAAACGAAAAAGGAACGAGGACTGGTTTATTAATAAAGCAAAAAAAAGGCTAAACAATAATGCTGAAGACTATATTAACCAGTGAGCCTTCTAGTTTAACCTTTTTATTTATACAAATATACAAAATAAATTAATATGGCAGGTCGAAGTAAATTAGAATTGTTATTACAACTTTCTGATAGACTATTTAATAGTGCACTAGGTCGAGCACAAAACCGAATTAATTCAACTGTTAATTCTGCTCAACAAAGATTAAACTCATTAAGATTACCAACTATTGATACAACACAAATTGATAATATTAATAATAGTTTTAACTTAGGTTTAGGAGCTGGAATAGGTATGGAAATTGTTTCTAGGGCAATTGATGGAATTAAAAAATTAAGTAATGAAGCTATTGATGCAGTTGATTCATTAACTAAATTTGATGATACTATGCAATTCGCAGGATTCAATTATAAAGAAATAGAAGCATCAAGAGTTTCTGTTAAAAAGTTTGCTGATGATACAGTTTATGATTTGAATACAATTGCAAATACAACAGCACAGTTAGCTGCAAATGGAGTTAAAGATTATACAGCTTTAACCCAAGCCGCAGGAAACTTAAATGCAGTAGCTGGAGGTAATGCTGATACGTATAAATCTGTTGCACTAGCTTTAACACAGTTAAATGGTGTTGGAAAGCTAACTGCACAAGATTGGAATCAAATAGTTAATGCAATACCTGGGGCAAGTGGTAAAATACAAGAAGCTTTACGAAAAAATGGTGTCTTTACAGGTAACTTTAGAGATGCAATGGAAAAAGGAGTAATATCTGCTGAAGCTTTTAATAAAGCTTTATTAGAATTAGGAAATGACCCTATAGCTGTTGAAGCAGCTAAATCTACAAAAACTTTTGAAGGTGCTTTAGGTCAATTACAAGCTAATATTGTTGATAGTTTTTCTAATTTAATTCAAGCCATAGGTATTGATAATATAACAAATGCTATTATGGGATTAGCTAATATTACAACTATTGTCATTCAGCCATTTATATGGTTTTTTACAGAAATTAAAAACGGAAATCCTTATGTACAAATTTTAGGAACATTTATATTAGCTCTAATAACAGGTTTAATTGCTTATAATTCATATATCAGTATTACAACTATTTTAACTAAAGCATGGGCAACTGCTCAAACTATATTAAATACTGTTATGACATTAAATCCAATAGGTTTAATTGTAGCTGCTATTGTTGCCTTAGTAGCAATAATTGTAATAGCAATCAAAAAATATGATGAATGGGGAGCTGCCTTAATTTCTTTTATGGGACCTATAGGTGTTGTCATTAATGCTTTTAAATCAATATATGATCATTGGGAATCCATTAAAAAAGCTTTTCAAACAGATGGAATAATAGGAGCTTTAAAACGAATAGGTTTAGTACTTTTTGATGCAATATTAAAACCTTTAAAACAAATTTTAGAAATGATTGCTGAGTTTGATCCTACTGGTATTTCTAATAATCTTTTGAAAAAAGTAAACGACTTTAGAAAAAATAATGATTTAGTTACGCTTGATGAAAAGAAAGCAAGTACAAAACCTATTATAGCCAAAATAATAGAAGATCAGCAAAATAGTTTAGGATTTAAAGCATTGGCTGAGAAAGCAAGCTTATATCAACCCAAAACTGACGAACAAAAAAATAACAATGTAAGTAAAGGAACAAAAAAGACAAAGAATGATATTAATAAAGTTACAGGGCAAGCTAATCAAGTCAAAAAAATAGATATTCGTTTTGAAGCTTTCAATAAAGGTGGGATTAATATAACAAATGAAAAAGGCGAAGGAATGTCTCCTGATCAAGTTGAAAAATGGATGAAAGAAATGTTCATGAGAATTATTATTGATGCTGAAAATGTTTAATAATGGCTTTATCAAATGATTATGTTTCAAAATTAAGGGCTTTAGGTAAATTATATCAAAAATTCCCAAATATGGCTGCTATAGAAGCAGTAAATTTTTCAAAAGAACGCTTTGTACAAAAGAACTGGGTTAGCAATTCCCGCACTCCATGGAAACCAAGAAAAAGAAAGGACAGAGGTTCTTTAATGAATAAATCAGGAAGATTAAAACGTTCTATCCGAAAATTATCATATACTCGAAATTCTGTTAAAATTGGTACAGATGTACCATATGCTCAAATTCATAATGATGGTGGAACAATTAATAAAACTGTTAATATAAAATCTCATACTAGAAAAGTAACAAAATCAATGAGAAGTGAGCGTACAGGTAGAAAATTTAAAAAACGTATTTCATCAGGTAGTACAGTAGTAAAAGCACATACTAGGAGAATAAACACGACATATCCTGAACGTAAATTTTTAGGAGAATCGGCTTTATTAATGCGTAGAATTGAACGTTTAACTCAACGTGAAATTGATAAAATTCTAAATAGTTAAACCTTGTTTAAACAATATTTAAATGAAAAATTTTTATAATAAAATAATAGAAATCTTTGAATCAGAAAATATATTAGATAAATTTATTCAAGAAAGTATTTCACCTCCCAAATACATAGATATTTATGCTGGTCAAGACTTAGATGAAGCAAATTTTGATCTGTTCGGAGAAAATTCCCTTTTTATAGATTGGGATATAGATCACTCTGATTATTCTGTAGAATATTCAACAGCTACTGTAACATTTCGCTTAGCTTATGAACAATTACGAGATATATCTAATATTTCTTATAATCGTGAATTGGGTTTGAAATTTTTGAATTATATAGATCAAATTCATAATACTTTGGATGGATTAGAAACAGAACATACAGGAAAATTGAAATTAATAAAAGAGGGTTTCAACAAAATGGATTCAATTGTAGATATTTACATTTTAGAATATGAATGCTCTTATATGGGAAGAAAAAACCCTCAAAGAAATATCCATGAGGGTTCGTATGACAAGTTGCGACTTTCAGGAAATTTAACTGAAAAATATGATTTATAATTCTAATAACTTTTCAGGTTTTCGAGATTCAACTACATAATATCTATTATTACGTTTTATAATATTCAAGGTAAATTTACCTTGTCCTTTAAATTTTGGGCGATTTGTATTTTTCATAAATTGCTCAATTTTTGTTTTCAAATCATTATTTAATTTTCTATCATTTTGATTAAATGTTAAACCGTACAATGATTTTGAAAAAGAAATAGTAAATGATTCTTGATTAACATAGCTTACTTTATTACTAGCTTTTGCATTATATAAACTTTGAGCAGTGCAATTGAAAGAAATCAAAATAAATAGTAGTATTGTTTTCATCATTTAAAGGTCTAATAATTGCTTTTTCTTTGCTTCAAACTCTTTATTTGTAATGATACCTTTATCACGAAGTTCAGCAAATTTTAATAATTCATCAGCAGATGAAGTTGTACTTTCAATCTCTTTATTTTCTTTCGGAATTAAACTAACAATACGTTTAAGTTCTTGATATAATTTAGCTAATGTTTTACTTTGTTTTAATTCTATAATTCTTTCAACTCCTAAATAATTCACAACTAAAGTTAATTCGTTTTCTTTACGACGTTTTCCTCCTAAAGCAGCACCAGCCAATAAACCAATACCACCTGTTAAAACTCCACCAATTATTGCTCCTGCAGCAGCTTTTCCAGCAGAACGATAAGTTTCTTGATTTAAACCAATTTCAACTATATCAGTTGTAGGAATAATAATTGTTTTTTTTGAAAATCCAGCAAATAATTTAAAAATTATTTGTTTTTCAGTTACTTCAATATGAACTGGTGTTTTATAATTAACCTCAGGAAATCCTCCTAAATATGTTTCTCCAAAAATTGGATTTTTTGGTAAAGTAAATAATCCCATAGTTTTTGTTTTAAATTTAATAATTATTCTTTTATATAATTACGGTTTCCCATAAAAACAAAAAAAACACTCAAATTAATGAGTGTTTTTACAACAATAATCAGCAAAACGCCAATCATAATATTTTCCACAAATTGAGCATTTACGCCAAATTTCATGATTTTTAAATTTCATCCAATAAATGTTTTCTATTTTTTTTAATCCAACTCTTTTTAACATACATAATATCTGATTTTCCTTTATAATAAACAGCTCCTAAAATTTCTAATCTTTGTAATGTCATGCCGATGACGTATAATGAATAATTTTTTAAAAAATCTCTCTCAGATAATTCCTTTTCTGTACATGGAATTATTAAAATTGATTTCAAAATGAGATTTTGAAAATCGTAAAAATCCATAATTTAATATTTTAATTGTGTCCAATGAATGATAAAACCCGAATATGATCCGTTTATCATTTTTTGTTTAAAATAGGTTTTAAAGGCTTCTAAACTCTCAAAACCATCATTGATTGCGAGTTGTTCTATTAGTGCATTTGTGCGGATAATCCCGTCAATATTTACTGTAAATCCGAAGCCTTCGGGTTCGTCTATTATCCAAATTTGCTGTATTGAATAGACATAAAGTGTCGGGGAAAAAATAAATTCTTTCGGAGTTCCTTTATTTATAACTAATTCGAGTTCGCAACCTTCAGTTAATAAATTTGTTTTCGTGCGTATTGTATGAAATTTAGGACATGATTTCAAATTATCCTCGTCCATGTTATCCCATTCTTTACCAAATTGTAGCTGATAACCGTCTAAAAATGTATTGTAATAATAATCGCACCTCGCTATATTATTACGGAAAAAGCCTTCCCAAATCTTATAAATAAAGTAGGAAGGCTTTTCGTTTAATGTTTCTGAAAAATCAAGTTTATTCATACATTATTTCATAAATTTCTTTTAAAGCTGTCTGAGATAATTTTAAATCTTCAAAAATTAATTTCCTTAATGTCAAACCTTTTACATCTTCAAAATCTAAAAAATAAGTTGATTCTTCATTAATTTTAAATTCTAATGCATCATTTTCAAAATTATAAATCCAACCATCAAACAAAACACGATCTTTTGCTTTTTGATATAATAATACACCTTGATAATTATTGTCAGCAACATTTTTACCTAGAATTTCATCATTCTCATCACAAGGAATAAACATTCCTTTTTTCACCTCTTTATTTAAAAACGCTTCATAGTGCGCTTTTAATTTGTAATAGCCAAAGTCATTAATATGATTTTGTATAAAATGTTGAAGTGAAATCATGTAATCGATTTTTTTCATCTTATTTGTAAATTTTGGGTTAAAAACTGATCTAATTCTGCATAAAAATTGAGAACTTTAAGACTTGTATAATTTGAGACCTCTAATGTGTTTGAAATACTACCAATCGCTTCATGTAATAAATACGCTTCATGGTATTTTAAAGTCAAATTTTTAAGGTTTAAAGCCACCGATTTTTTCGATAACATAACAAATAGATCAGCTTTAACTGATTGTTTAAATTTTTCTTCCTGATTGTCAATGAACGATACATTTAGACCGTGAATAGTGATATTTAGTAATGCTCTTATTACTTCATAATCAACTTTTAATTTAATTTTTCTCATTAAAACAGCTTTATTTGGTTTGTATTTTCTTTTTCTGCAAACTCTCGGAGCTGTTTCTTGGCATTTATACCTAAGTAAGAATCATAAGTTCTTTTACATATATTGAATTGATTTTCAATGTGTTTATGATATATTTCTTTAAAATATAATCCTTGAGCTCTGTACTCAAGAGTTATTTGTTGAATTTTTAGAACTTTATTTAAATAATTTTTACGGTTGTATGCCATGAAATGAGACGTTTTTTAAAATATCTTTGCCTTGGTCAATGGGGCTTGGGATATGTTGCGTCTCAAGTCTTTTTTAATTTTTACTTAATGGTTGGAACTTATTTTTATGCAACCATGCTTTAGTTCCTGTCTTATTTGCAGACTTATTATAATTAGCTTCTAAGCCTCTGAATTGCTTAATAAGTTTATCTAATTCATCTGAATTATATTTGTGTAATTCTTTCTTAAGAATACTACTATTCAGCATCCATTTATTAAACTTAATCCAACAATCAGCATCCTTGATACCTGTTCTTGTTGCTATTGTCAAAATAACACTCCGTTTTTCTCTCAAAGTCATTTGATATTCATAAATGTTAAACATAATTTATTTGATTTTGTTGATTGTTCCTGCCGAGGACTCGAACCTCGGAGTTTGCCTATCAGGATTTAATGATTCTTGTTTTTTTTGAGAACCATTTATTATTTTTTCGTTCGTTTAAACTTGGTTTAAAATCAAGTTTAATACTCTTTCTAAGCTTTGATGAAGTAAATGTTCTAGGTTTAAAATTTTCATTAGTTGTAATATAAAAACGTCTATATGCTCTATTTTTACGTGATTTATTACGATAAAGAATTCTCATATCAATTTCAGTATTTAACACTTCACTAATGAAAATTCCAACCTTTTTCATTGAATCAAATTTGAACTTTTCATTTGTTAAATCGTCGATAACGTATATTTCCGATAGTGGCATAATTTTTATTCTTTTCGTTAAATAGTTCAGCGTTTAAACGTTGTTTAAATGACGTTGCTTCTTTTGATGTTAATTCAACTACTTGAGGTCTCCAATGCCCATTTTCAAGAAGTAAAGATTTACCATTAACGATATACATTTCCTTTGATATTTTAGTGATTTCTACCTTCATAATTTGTCATTTGCTTTGTTAGATAAATAAAGAACTACTCCTAGGATTGAAAGCATATTAAATACAAATAATCCAAAAACAATATTCACAATCATAAGCTTGAAAAATTTAGAGAAATGTCATTCCATTTTTTAGTTTCATCATCTTTTGTATAAACACGGATATACTTAGCGGAACCAACCACCTTTTGACAATCTGTTAGTTTATCAAATTCAGAAATCAACTCTTCATCACCAATTTCTTTTACTTGCTTACGTGCTTTTGTCAACAATTTTGGATCGTATTCTCCTTTTGAGTTTTTCATTAGAATACCATCTAATAAATTATAAAAAGCTTTGTTACGACCTTCGAACTTCTTACGGAAAATGTCACGAATTGAGTTGATGTGAACGATTGCTTCATCTGTAAATGAGAACAATTCCTTTTCTTCAACAATAAGACGTACAGATTCGTTTTCTAATTTGAATGATTTTGCATCTTTTACAACTTTATTCTCTATTTCGTACATCAAACGATTTAAGTTTTCAGCGTGTGTTACCGCTTCTTTTTTAAGACCTTTTAAAATGTCTTGTACTTCCTTATATTTTGCTACAACATCATTCAAAAAGTTATTTTTATCTGTGAAATAAGCTTCTTTTCGTTGTTTTGCTTGTTTCAAAGCAGCTTCTTGTTTTTGATTTGCCAAAGCCAATAATTCGTCTACAGACATTTCACTTGCTGGTTTATTCATTGTTGATTCCATATTATTATTTATTTTTACCACCAAAAGCGGGTATTATCCCGCTTGTTTTTTTTCTGGTTGGATGATAAAATCATCTTTTAATTTTGTACATTTTGTTACTTCGTAATTAAATAAGTTTTCCATTTCTAGATTTTGGTTATTTAATTCTTTTTTAAGCATTTTTAACGCTTGTTCTTCGGCTTCTTTCGGCGTTTTTTCAATGGAAATACCTTCGAAAAACTTATTTTTATATCCGTTTGCTGTTACCTTTATTTTTACAGCGTACATTTTATTCTTCATAATGTTATTCTTTAAATAATAATCCCAAAAAGATTATAAAGGTTACTACTAAGGTTACTATTCCCCATGTTATGTTGACATTCCAACATAAGAGCGTTAATAAACTTGACGATAGATAAACAGTTGCTTTGTTCTTTACAAAAGCGTCTAAAACTCTTCCTAAATAAATTAGATGCGCTAAAATCAAAATTGCTATCATATTTTATTGTTTTTACTGCCAAAAGCGGGTATTATCCCGCTTGTTTGTATTATTCAGTTATATAAATTGTATTATTAATAATCTTTTCATTTACTATTTGCCCTGTGTAAACCTTTGTTATTCTGCCTTTTTCATTACGAAAAACAAGCATCATTTTAGATAAATAAAGTGTTCCCATTAGTTTGTTGGTATTTCAAATTGTACATTAAAGTTGTAAACGTCTCGTAATCTGATTGCATATTTGCAATTAAGTTCAGCACCCATCGGAATAAATATTGCTCTCGATTTCGGTTTAGTTCTGCGAATTGATTCATCTAATTTGCGAAAACAGTAGTAGCGATTGTTTACGTTTGTTTTCATCAGTTTGCAAATAATTCGTTAAGCATTTCTGTAGTTATAGGTTCTTCACTTTTTTCACTTTCTATCAATGCTGTAGTGATAATGTTCTGTAACGAACCAAAGTCTTTTACACGTGCAGTAAGCCAATTAATAACTGTTTTACGCTCTATACCTACCATTTCACAAATTTTTGTGATGTCCTCAGTTATTTCAGATGAAAAGAACGTCCAACCAAAAGACCAACGCCTATTTACTTGGATAAATCCTTGTTTTCCACGCTCAGCAGATTTTGAAAGCATTTTTTCTACATCAATTCCAAGAACAACAATCGGAACAATACCTTCTAATTCATCAGCCAAATACTTGATGACAGGAATAATTCCTTTTTTAGAGTTTTCAAACTCATCTATTATTAAAAATGCTTCATCTTTTTCTTTCAGTTTTTTAACAACTTCCTTTAAAATTCTATGTTTAGTTCCAATTGTAGAAGTACCTAATTGTTCAGCAATAGATATTACAAACTCTTTTGTATTAGCTACTTCATCACATTTTACTAGGGTTACTATTTTTGGATATTTCTTTTTGAAAGCAGTTGCAGCGTATGTTTTACCAAGTCCTGTATTTCCATCAATACCTCGGCGTTCTTTGTTTTTACGAGCATTTTCAAACGTTAAAATAGCTTGTTTAAAATTGAACGTATTAAAATGTTGCCAGTAAGTTTTTTCTAATTTCAATCCAATTGCATGAGCAATTTGTTGATAATATTTATCAGAAATACGAGTATTTCCATTAAATTCTATACCACGAGAAATTAAATTAACCGTTGCTTTATTTACTCCTGATAACTTTACGATTTCAGGTTGTTTGACACTTCTTTCGTCCAAAAAGCGTTGCATTGCTTGTGGAATGTCGATTGTTCTCTGATTTTGTGTTAAATTTGTCATACTTTTTAGATTTAACTAAGACCATTCGCTGTCGTTGAAGTCGCGATCAACTCGCTGTTTGGTTTTAGTTGATTTATTTTTATTAATTTTTTTACTTTCTGTGTCGATTTGAGAACCATTGTAACTCTCTTTATTTCCTCCAAAAGCCATAGATTGACTATATCCAAGTTCTTGAAAAGCATCATTTAAAGCAGATTCAAACTCATCAACAGCTTCTGTTTGAGATTTTTTACGTCCTATTTGATGACTAAGTCCATTTTCAAATTCATCTGTTAATTCTGCATGAGATTGAACCGATTTCATTGCTGGTAAACATGTCATTATGTATTTACCATCCAATGTGTATAAATCGGCTGCATTTTCGTCCCAAATCACTTTTATTTTAGCATTAGAAGAATATCCAAGTGCTTTTGCAATTTGTTCTGTTCCATCTGCTCCATAATTTGGGATTTCGAATTGATACATTTTAGATTCGTTGTAACCTTTCGTTTTAAATACGTTTACAAAACCTCTCATGTAGCTTAAATCAACATCTGTTCTATTTGCAAATAAATATCTTAGTACAATTGGGTTTATTGGTTGACAATTTGGATGAATACTGTATTCGTATCGCTCATTTGGTGTAACCTGATCACGTAATTTTGTTTCATTCCAACGTTTTATAAGGTTGTGCATCATAATACACGCATCTTCATAGTTTGGTAAATCATCAATTTTGATGTAATCTGCATTGGCTTGACCCTCAATTCCTGCATTCCAAGAAGTAGAAATAAAAGATTGTATGTCTTTTAAACTACGTTTAAACAATCTAAACTGTGTTTCTGCTGGGTTAGCTTGTGAGTTACCAGCTTCTATGGTTCTAACGCGGTTAAATACCATATTCAAGAAACTTTTACTTTCAGTTGATGTAAACGCACCATGGTTATCCGAAATAAATTCAAACATTGTTTGACGTCCTGTATTTTCAATTGCCATTTTCACAGCATCCATTGTCATTTGAGGTGTTTCTTTGTGTGAACCTTTTATTGAAGGAGCCCATCCCACAATTTTTTTACTTGCTACATCCGTTATTAAGATGACGTATAATTTCATTGTGTTTTGTTTTCCTTTTTTATCTACATAAGAGTAGTTGATAGTTCCTGAACCATCGGCACAAAATAAAGAGTGTGAATATTTCAATTTTTCAGCCGTAACATAGGTTTGAACATTCTTTTTATAATGCTCTACACCATGTCTTTCTCTTGCTGTCTTTATTTCGTTATTAAATCGTGATAAATGATGGCAAAATGTACGATAAGCAACAGGTTGCATTCCAAATTCTAAAATATCATTGCAATATTTATCTTCCCAAAGTGAATGTAAATATTCTTTTGATGCAGAACCAGGATTCATGTATAAATTAAACATGATCGCTTGATGGATGTCAAATTGAAATATTTCACCTGTATCCTCGCTGAAAATTGGATATTTACCTACTATCAAGGCATTTTGATTACCATATTTATCAGAAATAAAGAAGTTCAATTGTTCTAATATGTTTTCTTTAGGAAATTTGTATAAAACAGTATTTCGTAAGTATTCAGCTGAACTAATTTTGAACCCTTCAAGATTTAATGGCGTTAAAATTTCTGTACAAATAGTAAAGAAATCTTGTTTCTTAATAATTCCAAGTAGTTTGAAACTATCATTTTGTATTTGTTTAGTCATCCAAATGCACCAAGCTTTAGCGGTAGCCATTTGTTCAGCCTGTTTACGTGTAAATGTTACAGGTGCATCATACATATAATACGCTATATCATTATTATTAACTGATAAAGCAACTTGTCCTATAATGCTATTACTAATCAAATCCGATTTATTACTTTTATTAGCACTCAGCAGAGCCTCATACGCTTGTAAAAGCTCATGCTTTGTGCCTAATTTACTTCTGTAGTGTGTAGGTTTACGGTCTGCAATTCTATCATAATCATAATAAAATTGACCTTTTACTTTAGCCCAACGCCAAGCTTTACCTGTATCAGGTAAATAATCACCGTATTTATAACCTTTTGAAATTGAATCTTTAAATAAAGCTCTATTTCTTCTAAAATGTCCTTCTGAGATTTGACAAACTTGCATTACAAAGCGTTGAGAAACCCAAAGGCTCTCCTCGTCTTTATATTTGCGTATAATTATGTCATTATTCAGTAAATTCATTTCTTTTAAGTTTGTTTTAACTTTGTTCCTGCCAAGGACTCGAACCTTGGTGTTTGCCTATCAGGATGATTATTTTTCGTTGTTAATTTCCTTTACTAAATCTTTAAAGAAATCTTTTAATACTAACTCTATATTTAATTGTTGCATGGTTCAAGTATTTCTGCTATTTCATTAAATTTTTGAAGGATCATTTTAGCTCCTTTTGATTTTTTTTCTCTATCTCCTGTTACTACTTTTTTGCAGTAAGAAGAACTAAATCCTGTTGCCTTGTGTAATTGATACCAAATCTTATTACTTCGTGCATTTTTTATAATACTGCTCATATTTAAATATTTTGACTACTTTTGTGATGTTCTAATAGGACAAATATACGCAAAATGCGTAACAAAACAACAAAACGAGTAAATATTTACGCAAAATGAGTAAAAATATAGATAAGCGTTTCATTTTAAATACTATAAAAGAACTTTATAATTTTGGTACAGATACAGAGTTTGCTAAATTCTTAGGAATAAAACCACAAACTTTATCTTCTTGGTATAGTAGAAACACATTTGATATAGATTTACTTTACGCAAAATGCGTATTAGTATCAGGGGAGTTTTTATTAACAGGAAATAAATTTTTTTTAAAACGAAATGTTCAAAATTTGTTACATAATGAAAGTGTAACAAATAGTGTAACATTTTTAGAAGAAACAAAAAATGTAAAAAATGTTACACTTTCAAAAGAAACAAAAGAAAACTACTTTCATGCTCCAAAAGTTGTAACAGTAGATAAGCAAGGGAGGGATAATGTTGTATTAGTACCTAATAAAGCTGCAGCTGGTTATCTTGGAGGTTATGGGGATGCTGCGTTCATAAAGACTTTACCTACTTATAATTTACCTAATATAAGTAATGGTACATTTCGTATGTTTCAAGTTGCAGGAGATTCAATGGAGCCTACAATACAAAATCAATCTTATGTTGTGGGTGAATGGAAAGAGAATTGGAATGAGGATATTAAAGACGGACGTGTATATATTTTTGTTATACAATCATTTGAATATGAGGGTATTTTAGTGAAAAGAGCATTAAACAGAATAGAGAAATATGGTAATGTTCTTTTAAAATCTGATAACAGAATATATTCGACAAAAACATTTTCTCCTGATGAAATAAAAGAGGTCTGGGAAGTTAAACTTTATTTATCGTTCAACATTCCAGACCCAGCGACCATTTATGATCGTATGAATGATTTAGAAGCGGATATTTTTGAATTGAAAGAACAATTAAAACGTAAGAATTAAACTCTTAATCCTATTAACTTGAATTTTTGTTAATTCAAATTCAAACGAAATCACTCAAAATTCAATTTATTTTTAATTAAAGCCTTTATTTTAGGTATACTTTTCATTTAGCCCCTAATAAAATTCTTCTAAAGTTATTATAATCCCTTTTCTACTTAAAAATCGCAATAGCGATTGTAATGGAAATCCTTTGCTAGTTATTTTATAATTTTTTGTTCTAGTAAAGATTGAAATGGAACGCTCGGTCCGAAGGGATTGCCCAAATGATGATTGATTAAGTAGAAAAATTAGTTTTTAGTATTTTTTAGTATAATGGTTGGTGTAAGAATATAGTTTTGAATGATAAATGTTGTAAAGCAATATTGCTTTTTTAAATTAAAATAAAATCCGAGTTTTTGTAAATCTATCTTAGATAGTTTTTCTTAAATTTATTATCTATAAAAGCGAGCTGGTCACTCGCTTTTATTTTTTTATTCTTCTGGCATTGCTTGCCATTTTTTATATAAGTTTATGATAAAATAAAAAGTTATAACATAAATTATTGGATTGATATAAAGAAATATATCTGCTAATTGATTTAATAATTGTAATTCCTTATTTTTTTCTCTGAACTGATATAAACTTTCTGCTTGTGTATAATCATACAATATATCTTCCCTTACTTGTATATAAAAACTTAAAAGAAAAATTGCTATAAATATGTTGGTTAATACAAACCAATTAAGATTAACTCCTGTTATGAGTTTATTTTTTCCATTTTTTAATCCAAAAAATGTGAGTATTAAGAAAACTATATAAAAGAAAAATAGAATAATATATGCTAAATAATTACTACTTAAAATATAATTGAATGCTAAACCTATTACACTTCCTAAAATAACTAATATTCCTGCTCCTATAATAGTTGTTAACCATACTTTGAATGAGCTAAATCTGAATGTAATTAGTAACATTGTAAATACTAATGCTGATAATATGTAGTATTGTATGTTGTTTAACCAAAAAGATTGGTATTTAGCTTGCCCTACATTACTATAAATAATATTTAGAGCACTTTGGTTAATGTAATCTGCTTTTTTTAATGTATCGTTATTAAAATCGTTTAATTGATAATCAATAAAATAATAAGGATATTTTGGAATATAATCTATCCATTTTGCTTTTTCTAGACGATAGCCTATTTCATTTTTATCTAATAATTCTTTATAACTATTTAATAATTTCTGAATATCGTTTCGATTATTTTTCTGTAATAAAGTGATTAGCTCTTTATCATAATATTCATGATTTTTAGTTGAGTCTTTAGGATTTTCAAAAGCTAAACTACTATAATTATATAAGCTTGCTAAATTTATATAAGTATATGCTACAGTGTCATTTCCTTTTTCAAAATCATTTTCATAAGGAATTGCTGTTTCTACTACGCTTGCTTCATTATAAGATGAAGGATATTCTGAATCATCAGATATTTTTTTTGTTAATGGAGTATAATTTCTATTAAAATTTATGGATTGATAGCTTTTTCGTTGAGGAAGATGTTCTGCTAATAAAGTTTCAAATTCATCATTACGAAAATAAGGTTCTAAAAATTGCTTTACTAATTTTGGATTTTTCTTTTTTAATTCTATTAAATTCTGGTTGAATAATTGTCTTGTTTGCTGTTCTGAAACTAATGTATCAAAAACAGGAATAGATAAATTTCTTGAATAATTATTGTACCCAAAACCTTGTTGTAACGTAAATGCTTGTCCTCTGTTTATAATGTCTATATCTTTCAGATATTGATCTTCGGACATATAATTAGCAACTCTTGTTTTTATTCCTAATTGATAGGAATTTGGTATATATAGAAATACAATAAATAGAGAAAAAACAGCTAAAAATTCTTTGAATAAATAATTTCTTGATGTTGGATAAAATGATTTGAAACGGTTGTTTTTGATATAAAAATAAATCCAGATTATAAGGAGAATAACACTTATAAAAATATAATAAACAAACGTTCCTTCATTTATAAAATTATTGAAAAGTTGAAATTCTTGTAATTGAGATTTTTTATTGAAAGAAAGAAATCCATTAATAAATGCAATACTATTTATAGCAAGAGCTACAAGTAAAATCCAAATGTATTTCAGATTCCAAATAAGTGGATATTTTGTAATTAAAGTTTGATTTAATTTTTTGAACATGGCAAAATAGATTAGTTAACAAAAAAACGACGACTAGAGTTTGAAATATCTCTTACATATTTTACGTGTAGATTTGATTTTCCTATTTCTAATAAAATTTGATTCATTGAAATTGATTCATTGAAATAAGCAATATAAGCACCTCCGTTAAACTTAAGTTCTATTAAATTTAGTGAAGATAACACTGTTAATAACTCCTCTTTATTGTTATTAACATCTATTTCTAGAATCGTTGATTTGTCTTCTGAGTTTTGTTTATCTCCCTGTATATTAAGTTTTCCATTTTCTAAAAACAATACTTCTGTAGATACTTTTTCTACTTCATACAATTGTTGAGAACTAAGAATAACACCAAAAGGATTTCGGATAGATTGAGATAAATATTTAAGATCTTCTAAGATGACTTGCTGTGCAAGAATATCTAAATTAGCCAAAGGTTCATCTAATAATAAAACTTTTGGTCTACGTAATAATGTTCTCGCTAATTCGAATCTCATTTTATAACCAGACGATAGTTCTTTCCATTGTAAATCCTTGTAAGGCCACAATCCTAAACGAGCTAACATTACCTTTGCTAATAATTTATTTTCTTGATTATTGATTCCGTAACAAGCTAATGTAAACTGTAAATTATCCATCAAAGAACCATACAATAATTCTATTCGTTGAGGAACATAAACTAACTCTGTTTTTAGTT